TTAATAGAGTGTTGCCAGTTAATTACTGAGAGGGGCAGTACTGATATTGGATTGTAGTCTTTGTTGAGAAGCAAGGTATGCGACATGTTAAACCTTTCTAAAAGTATTTAACAAGGCACACGAAAACTGTTAAATATTAGTATGAGTAAATCACTTGACGGTGTTTTAATTAAAGCCGCACACAAAAAAGAAACATTTACAGAGTCTCAGATAAGAGCACTGGCAATGTGCATGGATCCTAAAACAGGGTGTCAGCACTTTTTAAGCAACTACTTTTACATACAACACCCAACAAAAGGTAAAATGTTGTACCAACCTTTTGACTATCAAAAACGGTTAATTGATACCTATAACAATCATAGATTTAGTATTAGTTTATTGCCTAGACAGACAGGTAAGTCCACATCAGCGGCAGGATACCTATTGTGGTACGCAATGTTTGTACCTGATAGCACAATACTAGTAGCCGCTCACAAGTATGCAGGTGCTCAGGAAATTATGCAACGTGTACGTTATGCTTACGAGTCAGTGCCTAATTATATACGTGCTGGTGTAACAAGTTATAACAAAGGTAGCATAGACTTTGATAATGGTTCACGTATTGTTGCAATGACCACAACTGAGAACACTGGTCGAGGTATGAGTATTTCATTACTATACGCAGACGAGTTTGCATTCGTTAGGCCTACTATTGCCCGTGAGTTTTGGACTTCGATATCACCAACACTTAGTACTGGTGGTAAGGCTATTATAACATCAACACCAAACAGTGACGAGGATCAATTTGCGTTTATCTGGAAACAAGCAAACAAGAACATTGATGAGTTTGGTAATGAGCAAGAGACTGGTATCAACGGCTTTAGAGCATTTAGAGCAGAATGGTGGGAGCATCCAGACAGAGACGACAAATGGAAAGCAGAAGAGATAGGACGTATTGGCGAAGATAGATTTAGACGTGAACATGGATTAGAGTTTTTGATCTACGATGAAACACTTATAAATGCAACTACTTTGCTAGAGCTAGAACCTAGAGAGCCTGTGTTTAAACAAGGACAAGTACGCTGGTTTAAACAGCCTGAAAAGGATAAGACTTATGTTATAAGTTTGGATCCTAGTTTAGGAACAGGCGGAGACTTTAGTGCTATACAAATATACGAGTTACCTTCGTTAGAACAAGCAGGCGAGTGGCAACATAACAAAACGCCTCTTCCACAACAAATTAAACTACTACAACAGATAACAAGTTTCCTAGCAGAAACGGTAGACAAGAATAACATTTACTACAGTATTGAGAATAATACTATAGGGGAAGCCGCTTTAATTAGTATTGCGGAGATAGGGGAAGAGAACATACCAGGTACGTTCTTAACAGAATCAAAGAGCCATGGCAACTCAAGACGTTTTAGAAAAGGGTTTAACACGACTCAACGTAATAAACTAGCGGCATGTGCTAAATTAAAGAGTCTAGTAGAAAGTAAAAAACTTAAGGTACACAGCAAAAACCTAATTAGTGAACTTAAAACTTTTGTAGCAAATGGGGGCAGTTATGCGGCAAAAGTGGGAGAAACTGACGACTTAGTTATGAGTCTGGTGTTAATTACACGTATGATGCAGGGCCTGCAGTCTTTTGATGCTAACTTAGACACAGCAATGAGAGACCACAATGACTCATTTGTTGAACCCATGCCATTTGTAATTTTTTAATGCCCCTAGCATAAATACAAACATGAGCGAAATTGAACCCATAGCACAAGGATTACATGACAAGTTGAAGAACAGATTTGGCGATATCGCTATATCTGACGAGTCAGCCAAGCCTACTAGTGAAGTAGAGCAGGGCCGCTTTTTTAACTTTGATTATAATGTTGGCAACAAAAACTACGGTAACGTCACTATCAGTATAAATGATGGCGAGAGTCTAAAGATATTTTTTAACAGACGCATCAGTCACAAGATGGATGAGGAAGACCGTCCAACATGGTACAAGTTTTTAAAGGCACTGCGTAGTTTTTCACGTAGAAACATGCTAAGGTTCGATACAAGAGATATTACAAGACACGCATTAACGAAAAAAGAGATTAAAGATATGGCCACCAACGTAGACGTTTACGACAAAACAGAACTTAATCAAATAAAGACTAATGAAAGCAAATTATATGGTAGCAGTAAAAGCAGTTACCAGAAGTTAGTTGCTAAAGAAGGACAAAATCCTGTTAAAATTATTGTAAGACATGCTAAGAAAGTTGATGAAGAAAAGCATGGGGCAAGAGCAAGAAATATTAGTGCAATCTTTTTAGAAACACAAACAGGTGAAAGATTCAAATTACCATTTACTAAACTAGTAGGTGCAAGAGCTATGGCTAGACACTTAATGAACGGTGGCGGTGTTGGCGATGACTTATCAACTCACATATCAGAACTAGTTGAAGAAATGGCAGACTTAGGTCAATTTGTTAGACTAATGAAAAACAAACCCTGGGAAAACAGCGAGACTAAAGAAATGGTGGAAGCCGCAGTTGAACGCTACCAAGGTGTGAGAGCCACGCTCAATAGTCTACAGGGACCAAAAGGCTACGCAAAGTATGTAGAGGCATTTCAGCCTGAAGTAAAGCAGTTAGATGATTTTGATGCAGACACACTTAAAGAAAAATTTGTACAAAAGAGCTTCCCAGAAAAGTTAGAGTCTGCATTGCCACACGTTTATAGTGCGCACAAAGCATGGAGTAAAAATATGTCAGAGCAGTTACAACAAGTACATGAATTTGTACGCACAGATGAATCTGTAGAATTGGGCAGAACATGTGGTGACAAGGCTTACTTTGAATCATTAAGTTTTGTTGACACAAAAGCATTATTAAGAACAGTACTAGAACAAGTATCAGAACAAGCAGACGGAGCAATCAAAGAGTTTGCAACTAAATGGGCATCTCGAATTGACACACTAGAAGAGCATGTTGATGAATCTTTAAAAGAAGAATACGGTATGGCTGTACAACTTGCCAAGCAGTATATTAAGGGTGTTAAGTCGATCAAGGAAAGCCAACCGATAGTACAACAAGATGCTGAAACATATCAAGACGTTGCATTTGAATCTGATGAATATGCAGACTGGGCAGACAGTATGGTTGAAGACAATGAAGTTGACGAAGATGCAATACGTGAACTTGCATTGTATATTGAAAATGATGGTCAACTATACCAACAACAAGGCGAGCCTATCATGCGTAACCTTTCACGCAAGTGGGATAAAGGTATATATGACCATGATAAAGCAAAAACATTATGGAAGTATTATGCAGATACTGGTGCTAAGAAGTATGGCAAAGAACATGGTGCAAATGATGGCTTTAAAATGTTCCCACCAGCAGTACGTAGAGCAGTTGCAAGTGAACTAGCAGATAATTGGCACGAAGAACTAAAGGCTGGTAACAAAATGGAAGGCGCACCAGCAGGATATGATCCAGAAAAAGACCCAGTAACACAGTCAATGCCTGCATATAAAATTGCTAAAGGTGCTACTAAGGTTGGTAAGGCTATTAAAGGTGCAATAGATAAAATTAATCCGTTTAAGAAAGACGAGGATGTTAACGAAGGTGACGTAGCACCACACGAAAAGTTACAAAAACTAGTAGGACAGCATTTTCCTGTAGGACAAGACGGTAGTAATGCTATTACAGCACTACAAGGTATTATAGATGATGAAGGACTTAATGCTGAAATACAAAAGATGGCAGACGAAAAAGGTCCTGACACTTGTGGTAGACCAGCAGTACACAAGTACTTGTCAGACGTAAACCCAGAGTTATTGAAGTTATTAGACTTTGGTGACATGACAATGGAAACACTGGGTGGCGATGCTAGTGAAGATTTCATCGATGCAGTTACAGACAAAAAGAAAAAGAAACACGGCGAAACAACGGCAGAAGATATTAAAAGATTAAGCGGAATTAAATAGTAAATTTAACCGTTTAGCATTGACTAGATAAATAAAATTGTATACACTACTAAAGTGGTGTGTGCATATTAGGCATACATTATGGCAAACTTATTAAGGAGAAAACATTATGGCAACATCATTGGCCGATATCAGAGCAAGACTGCAACAACAAGAAACACGATCAAGTGGTAGTTCAAGTGGAGGTGGCGACAATGCTATCTTTGCACACTGGAACATAAAAGAAGGTGAGACCGCAACTATCAGGTTCCTTCCTGATGGAGATACTAAAAACGATTTTTTCTGGGTAGAACGTGCTATGATCCGTTTACCTTTCCAGGGTATTAAAGGACAAGCAGACAGCAAACCTGTACAGGTACAAGTACCCTGTGTTGAGATGTGGGGAGAATCCTGTCCTATTCTAGCAGAAGTTAGAACATGGTTTAAAGACAAGAGTCTTGAGGACATGGGTCGTAAGTACTGGAAAAAACGTAGTTACTTGTTTCAAGGTTTTGTTAGAGAGAATCCAATGCAGGAAGATACAACACCTGAAAACCCAATTCGCAGATTTGTAATTAGTCCACAAATCTTTAACTTGATTAAGTCAGCACTACTTGACCCAGACATGGTTGAGTTGCCAACTGACTATACACAAGGTTTAGACTTCAGAGTAGTTAAAACTACAAAAGGTGGTTACAGTGACTACTCTACAAGTAATTGGGCAAGGCGAGAGTCTGCACTTACATCAACAGAAACAGCGGCTATAGAACAATATGGTTTATTCAATCTAGCAGACTTCTTGCCCAAGCGTCCAGACGAGACAGCTCTTAAAGTTATGAAAGAGATGTTTGAAGCATCAGTAGATGGACAACCATATGATGCAGAAAAATGGGGAAGTTACTTCAGACCAGCAGGCGTTCAAATTGCTAACGCACAACCTAGAGAAAGTGCGCCAGCAACACAGACTGCTCCTGCACCAGCACCAACTGTAGAAGCAACCCCCGAGCCTGTTGCAGTAGAGGTACCTACAGAAGCAACTGCACCGGTAGAAGATGCAAAACCAAGTAGCCAGAGAGCAGAAGATATTTTGGCTATGATTAGAAATAGACAGAAGTAATACCTCCTAGTAGTAAGTAGTTAGAAGCGGGTACCCAGGTGGGTACCTGCTTTAATACTACACTCGATATGTTTACACAACTAGATTACGAACTATTTCCAGATAATCCTGAGGTATATAAGTTACCGTCAGGTGACCTTGTGGCTAAGGTACTTAAGAACGCATCTAGTAGTTTAGACAGACAAGGCTACAAACTAGCAACAACGGAAGAAATATATCAAGCATCAAGTATCACAGTATACTGGCGAGAACCTATTGCAAGGTTTAAAAGTGGACTAAGCACCTTTTTACAACAAACCAACATATCAGTTAACCATGCATCGCAGTACTTGTTTTTAAATAGACATTATGCACCACAGTTTTATACGTTGATTAACTTACGCCGTTATATGAATAAGACTGCTAGTTTTAGTTTTAGGAGTATAGACCAAGTGAAAGACATAACAGACTTTCACGAAGTACCGTACAAAACGACGGAAGTACTTGTAACAGATAAAGCAGTGTTCTATATGACTTGTGATAAAATGATATGGGAGCGTTACTTGGGTGCAATAGTACAATGGGACGAACTTATCAGTGTACTAAAAACTGACTACAAGGAATACTATAAAGAAGTTTTTGAACATAGTAAGAACATTTATGAAAGCATTTAAAGAGATTGAGTGTCATAGTATCATTGGTATACAGCAAGAAGTTATGGAACATCTTGCACACTATAATCTTGAAGAAGGCTGGAACGACATAGATGAAGCTACCTGTTTGCGTAGTTGCTCTACGCTAATGAACTGGTTAGTGAAGGAAAAGAAATGGCATCCTAGAGATATTGCATGTACCTATCTTACTAGGCATCTAGACTTGCATGTAGATGCAAAACCAGTAGTTGCTAAACTTAACATACCCATACAAAACTGTGTTGGCAATATAAACTATTGGTACGATGAGGATATTAGTTATAGACCCAGAGTTAAGGACAAATTTGATAGAGAAGTCTATGACTTGAAGGGATGGGTAGCAAACTCAGACATAATTACACATAAGCTCTTTACTAAACCAATTGTGTTTAACAGTCAGATACCACACGGTGTTAAGGTTTCTTATGGTCCACGTATAGTTTTAAGTATAACATTTTTTAATGAACCTATAAATGAATTGTACGAGATTTAGACATTTTGCAAGATTAAATCCAGATGGCACAGTTAGTCGTTGTGGTCATATGGTTAGACCGCCACGTTTTGAATCGTTCAATGCTATGAATGCCAGCGAGTGGAACCAAAATCTTAAAGACTGGCCAGACGAATGTATCAGATGTCGAGTAAGTGAAAACGAAGGCAAAGAAAGCATAAGACAGTATGCTGAAAAGCAACATCAAGAACTGTATAACATACGCAAAGACTATCTCATAATAGGCGGAGTATTAGATAACATCTGCAACTCAGCATGTCAACATTGCAACCCACATCTTAGTACAAAGTTTGGCGCAATAGCAAATAATAAAATTAGCGTTGACAATACTGATAAGTTTTATGATTTCCCGCAAGAACGCATACTTAAACTAGACATAAACGGTGGCGAGCCTACAGCAAGTCCTAACTATAAGAAATTACTAGAACATCCTCCACAAAATGTACGTTACATAAGAATAAACACGAACGGCAGTCTACGTATAGATCCAAAGCCATTGTTAAAGCGTGGTATTGATGTTACAATAACTATGAGTTTAGACGGTACCAAAAAAGTACACGACTACTTACGTTGGCCTATTACTTGGAAAACATGGTTAAAACAATTTAACTACTACAACAAATTTAAAAATGATAACTTTCATTTAGATGTGTGGTCAACAATAAGTGCATTAAACTTGCAAGACTATCCTAACATTAAGAAGTTTTGCGAGGATAAAAAAGTAAATTGGGCATGGGCATTTTTAGAATCTCCAGATGTATTAAGTGTACGACATACTAATTTTTTAACAGAGCCTGCTAAGGATCTTTTTGAAGTAGTGGGCACAGAACAGGACAACAGCCATAAACTGTCTGAATGGTTGTTGTTTCAGGACACTATTAGAAAGATTAACTATAAGGACTACTTATGAAGATAGCAATTACAGGTGGCACTAACGGTATTGGTAAAGCCATAGTAGAGCATTATGTTAAAAAAGGACATACCGTATTAGATTATAGTAAGCGTAATGGTTGGGATATACAACACCACGATCGTATAGCAGAACGTGTTGCACAAGCAGATTGGTTCTTTAACAATGCTCAACAAGGATACGCACAAACAGAATTGCTATTTGATGTTTACGAATACTGGCGAGACAAGCCAGGTAAAAAGATTATTAACATTAGTAGTATGATGGCAGGTATGCCTGTTAGTTGTTTAGAAGGTTATGACATGATAAAGTATCATCATCAAAAACGTACACTAGAGTCCGCAGTAGAAGTATTGCGTAACAACTTGACTTGGCCTCAGTTAGTTATTGTGCGTCCAGGCAAAGTTGACACACAAGGTGAAGGTGGTGCTAATGTTACAGCATGGGTAGAAAAACTTACTAACATATTGGACCATGACCAAGTTGGCATGGAAGTATACGACATCAGTCTAGCATAATGGACGCAAAAGAATACGTTACTAGTGAAATACGATGCCCTGTGCCTTGGACAGGCATAATGGTAAACCATGATGGGCAAGTTAAGAACTGTATTAGAGCATACGAGGACATAGGCGACTTAAAGACTGCACCAATACGTGATATTGTGTTGGGCAGTAAAAATACGGAAATACAACAAGCTCACCAAAACAATAACAAACACACAAGTTGTCAAGGATGTCATAAATTGGAAGAACAAAAAACAGACTTTAACATTGTAAGTGATAGGAAATACTATATTAAAGAACTACGCAATGTAGACCGTGGTATATACGATCATAACACACACGAACTACACCAAATAGATGTGCGCTGGCAAAACACATGTAACTTTACTTGTATATATTGTGGTCCAGAGTTTAGCAGTAAATGGGCTCAGGAATTAAACGTACATCAACCTAAA